GATTAAATGTAAATCTTGGTGATGTAATATTTTATGTTAATAACGGATCTAAAGCATCACACGGAGATGTTCAAAAAGTTAATAAACCAAAGAAAGGTTGGTCAGAAGATCATATAAACACTTATGGGGGACCAATTCCTGATTCATTAGATTCAATAATTCAACTTAATTGTTATAGAATTGATCCTTCAGATTTAGAAAATAACCCGACAATGAAAGGTCAATATAACATTCAAAGGGCAATTGCAACTTTCAATAAACGTGTAGAACCATTACTTGTTGTTTTCAAACAAGAAGTAAGAAACGGATTGTTGGTTAAAAATCCGGAAGACCGACCATTCTTTACTAAAGATCAATGTGAGTTAATCAACGGACAACCATTTGATGAAAGTGATCAAGATAAGTTAGAAGACGTTATGGAAATCTCAGACGAGGAAATGTTGTTTTGGAATCGTGTTAATGAAACTCCATATCACATGTATAAAGATGCGGATGAAGTCATGTGGAAATACGTCCCAAAAGATGAATTAATCAAGTTTGAGTCCATCGGAGGATAGTATATACCACACTCCCTGAATGTTTTGTAATTCTATACAAGCACCTCTACCGATGTGAATTTCATCCCAATCTTCGTCAATTCTATTCATGTCAGGCATTATAGTGCAATTGGTTAATGATTTAATTGTAATCTTATCTGTTGTTGTTGAATCTAATTTTAATTTACAATTACGAACATCTTTGATTAATAAAAGATATTCACCCTTTGTTGAGTAAACTTCTTCACTAATAACAACAGTTTCAAATGTATTCAAACTTATAGAACGACCTCCTCTAAATACTGTTTTTCTAACGGGTTTTTCTCTATATATTGCCATAACTTAAATAACGTATATTTGACGAGGCATTGCTCTAAACTTTAATTGTTTGTTAAGATTTTCTGCTAATAGCGCTTCACGCTCCATTACTTTTTCAGGACGAAGTCTTGTTAATCTTCCTTCTGCACCAATTAACTCTTCCAGAAGTTTAGCCTTTTCGTCTTTTCCTTCGGTCGCCATTGTGGTGTAATCCATTGTAAGATCACCATCAGGAGTTTTTAGGTTTCCACTAAACTTACCTCTAACACGAGCCAATGTTTCTTTACAATATGCGACAAACCACTTTCTAACCCAAACTTGTGCGGGATTGTTTAATTTTTCCCAAGACATTTTATTAAATGGAACATCTGAAGGTAATAAAATAATATCAGGATTATCTGCCAAACACTTATCTCTATCACCTTGTGACGTATCATAATACCAATACCAAACTTGACCTTTGGCTAATTCCGCATTTCCGAAATCAAATTTACCGCCAGGGGTGTTTAAAAGGTGTAACGCTTTTTTACCACCAGGAAGTGCCGTAATATAATATGTTAAATCACCCGCAAATATTCTTCTTTGTATATTAACTTCTTGCATTCTTAATAATGTATCAAATACTGGTGTTAAATAATAACTCCCTGCCATGTTACCAATTTGTGCAAGACCTCCACCACCACCTAAACCAGTTCCATTACCAACTCCGGCAAAACCACCTAAACCAAACATTAAATTATTAAGGGTTGATGGGGTGAACCATAAAACTTCATTAATTTCACGACCTGCGGGTATTTCATAAATTTGTTGATTTGGAACTAATTGGACATAATCTTTTTTAATTTCCCAATCACCTCCGGCTTGTAGACCAACTATTTTAGAATAAGCGTAAGTATATCTATCTTCAAAGGCCAAACTTTTGGTTATGAAAGCTCGAGATAAAGATTGAGTGTCAAGATTTAAGTTATACAATGATGTCCATTGTGATTCTATTAACCAATCCTGAACATATTGAGAATAATCATCAATAGAATACTCAAGTAAAGTATCCATCATTTCATCCTCTAATTCTACAGATCTTAAAGGTGCTCCAAGTAAATGTCTAACTTTTTGATAGAACTGACTTCTTTCCGGTTCGCTAATTATTGCCATAAGAGTTTTTTTATATAAATATCTTTTAGTTAGATAATTATTTTGTTTAACTCTTTTTTATAGAAATTTATCATCTCAGAAATTTCAGTATTTTCACCACCCAATTCTTTTATTTTATCTGTAAAATATTTAATTCTATCTTTGTAAAATTCAATTTGTTTATTAACATCTTTTGATATGAATTGTTTTACAGGCGCTTTTTGTGTTTCTTTTTGTAATGGAACTTTAAAGTTACTTTGAAGTGGCATTTCATAATAATATATAAAATATGGTGGGTTTCTTCTTGAGGTGCTTACTGTTAAAATTTTACTATAATCGTTTCTAAACATGATGTATTTTTGTTCTGATCTATCAACATACAAAATTATATCAACATTTTCTTCTTTATATTTTTTGTTTGTGTGCCAAGAATTTACTTTGAAATAATATCCCCTATCTCCACCATCAAAAAATTCAATATGATTAAGGTTATTTGTAAAAGGTTTGACTTGGAAATAAATTGTATCTCCTCCTTTAATTTTTAAAACTATATCTTGACCTTTTTTTCTATCATTAATATCTCCCGAACAATGTTCATACAACTCATAAGTCATACCTTCTTCATCAGGATTTAATTTATATATCTGTCGAATAATACTTGTTGCGTAATTTTCATTCTCTTTACCAACTTCTATAGTTCCAACGTTTATTTCCGCCAAACGATCTAAATACATTCCTTCATTTGCGAAAAGGTCATAAGCATGTTCTTTAATCCATGTTTTAAAATCTGTTAACCCTTCAGTTTCTTCTAACCAAATGTTATATATTTCTTTTTTAACTTTACTATTGGTATCAAAACGATTGACGATAGACCATTGACTTGTTCCTCCGTGTTTTTTTTCTGCATAATCACCACCTAAAATACCAACATCTGTGGTGCATTTTTTTGTTTGGATTCTACCTATACAACCATTTTTATATTGTTTACCAAGACATCCTACATATTGTGAATTAATTAAATCTCTTAATTGTTTTGCAGTATATGGAAAAGCAAAAGTTGAGCTAATTTCATTTATAATTTCTTTAGACTCAACACTTTCTTTAATATTTTCTTTTTTTGTCTTTGACAAATATAAATCGTTTACAAACTCCCAATTAACAACATCCCAAAATTTTGAAATATATTCATCTCTTTTGTTTTGATATTTTAAATAATATGCATGTTCCCAAACATCAAGACCCAACAATGGAAATCCACCTTTTTTTACAACATTCATAAGTGGGTTGTCTTGATTTGGAGTTGACATTATTTTTAGTTTTCCATCTTTTGATAGATACAACCACGCCCATCCTGAACCAAAACGATCTTTCGCCGCTTGATTAAATTCGTCTTTTAGTTTTTTTATGTTACCAAAATCTTTTTTAATCTTTTCATATATTTCACCATGAGGTCGTTGTTTTTTTGGGGACAACATTTTCCAAAATAATGCGTGGTTAAAGGCTCCTCCAGCATTATTTCTAACTTTATTATCGTATTTACTGATTGTTTTAATGATGTCTTCTAATTCTAAATCACCCTTTTTATCTTTTAACGCATCGTTCAATTTATCAACATAACCTTTGTAGTGTTTGTTGTAATGAACGTTCATTGTTTTAGAATCAATAAACCGAGATAAAGAAGAATATGAATAAGGTAATTTTTCAATACCTATTTTTTTCATTTCAACCAACAAATTATTTTTGGTTTCAATTTTTTGTTCTAATAAAATTTGAGTTTCTAAAATTAAAACTTTGTCATTAATTCCTTTATGTTCATACATTAATTGTTCCATTTCAGGATTTTCTTTTTCAAACATTTTAATAAGTCGTCCTGCAAAAGCATTTGCCTCATCTTCATTTTTACCACCGATGTCTGGACCTTTTTTTCTTTTTAAAACATCCATTTGGTGTTCATGAACCCATTCATGTGCTAAGGTTCTCATAATATCTCTATTCATACGATCACCAACCAAGACTTTAATTGTGTTGTCAGACCTTCTACTACCTGTAGACATTTCACCTTTTTGTTGATTTAAAAAAAATACTTTAACATCGTTTTTCAAAGGAAATTCTCGTTGCAGAAGTTCAACAAACTTATTGATAAAGTTTGTATATTTTTTAAAATTTTTATTTTCTATGGTTAGTTTTACGTTCATTCTATTTTGGCATTTCGAACATAATTATATCTGATTCTTTATAGTATGGTCCTATGTTTGTTTGATAAGTAACGGTTGCTTTGTATTCACCCGATTCTAACGGTCTATAAATATTTGAGTTTGAATCTGCAATTGGTTCATTATTTAATAACCAAACCCATGTTATTGATGTTACAGCTATTGGAAAATAGGTTGGGGACATAACAATTAAATCGGAACCATCAATCATAACATCTAATCTGTTACCAAACACTAAAGATAATAAGGCATTTTTAAGCCCATCTATTTGTTCTTGTAATGTTACATCTACCTGATCGTTTATTGAATCTTCCGTGGATATTTTAGTTTCTAATGATTCATCTATAGAATCTAATGACGTTAGGTCTTCACTTAACCCATCGATTTGACTTTGATCTAATTTTGTTGGCATAATTTATCTATTTTTTAAATAAATATCACCTTTTATTAATTAGATTTAATATTTCTTCGGCAACATCACCAACGTTTTCAGGTGTTTGATCACCCATTACGGTTCTAATAATTTCTTTTTTCTTGTTTAGTATGTCATAAATCGCACCTTCTATGGTATTTTCAAATAAAGGATAATAAACCAATACGTTTGATTTTTGACCATAACGATAAGCCCTATCTTCTGCTTGTGCGTGTTCTGCAGGAACAAATGATAAGTCATTCATAATTACAACCTCAGCTGAAGTTAATGTTAAACCAACGCCAGCGGCTTTTAAATTACCAACAAAAACTCTAATTTTTTCGTCATTTTGAAATGAGTCAACGGCTTGTTGACGAACAGAGTTAGAACAACTACCATCAAGGTATACGGCTTGTTTTCCAAAATGATGGTATATTGTTTGAAGTGTATCTGTAAAGTTTGTGAAAATAATAACTTTTTTTCCTTGTTCTAAAATATTTTCAGCAAACTCAATAGTTTGTTTTGTTTTTTCGTTCGCAATTACTTTTCGAACTTTCATCAGTTTTGAAAACTGAACTGTGAGTGATGAAGACTCTTCAGGGTTTTTATCATACCAATCGTAGTATTCGCCCATCAGATTTTCATATTCAGAAGATTTTAATCTTAAATAAACTGGTGTAATAATTTTGTCAGGTAAATCTAAAACTTCTTCTTTCAATCTTCTTAGAATTTGTTTTGATGTTCTATCTCTTAATTCTTCTAAATTCGATGCTCCTGAAACATTCCAAACTTTTCTTTTACCAGCATTAAATTGATAACCCTGACAATAACGAATCGCATAGGCCATCCAATTTTGAGCGACAGGACTTTCGATTATACTTAAAAGATTATAATAGTTCATAGGACGAGATGTCATAGGTGTTCCCGTCAACAACCAAACCTTATCAATGTTTTTAACATAACTATTAATTATCTTTGTTCTTTGTGCCTGAGCGTTTGATATCATATGTGCTTCATCCAAAATCACAAGATCAAAATTAGATTTTTCTAATAATGAATTTTCTTTGTCTTTTGGGTCGTGGAAGTTTTTTAATATATCGTAATTTACAATAACAAAATCATGGTCCGTTGAAAACTTCTTTCCTTCAGCAATAAATGTCGGACGATCAGAATAATTTTCAATTTCTCTTTGCCAATTTATTTTTAAAGATGCCGGACAAATTATTAAAATCTTTTTTGCACCTGTCTCAAGTGCCGCAATAATTGTTGATGTAGTTTTACCAAGTCCCATATCATCGGCCAAAATAAATCTTTTTGATCCTGCCAATTTTTCAATCGCAACTTTCTGATGATTTAAAGGTGGTCTATGTGAATATTTAGAATAATCAATATCAACATTTTTTACATTATGTGTTTTTATTAAAGCAGATTTAGGAACCCAAAACTCTGATAATTTATCTTTTTCAAAAAACTTACCCCAAACATGATAAGATTTTTCTTTTTCAACCAATAGTTTTTCAACATAGATTTCTTTTGGTGTCTCTATCAAATATCTTTCTTCAGCAAACTTTTTAGCAAAGTAAGTGTCTAACTCAACCCATTTTCTTGCAACTTTTGGTTTTGTCTCAAAATAAGTTAAAATATAATCGGCTTGAGTTCGTGTTGGGAAAAACTTTTTTGATGATTCTTTTTTTTCTTTTAGATATAATATATAGTTGTTGGCACCACTATAGGTGTCAAGAACATCAAGTGCTTTATGTTCGATAAGAGTTTTTAAATCTCCCAAAATCTTTTTTATTAAAAATAATCATAAAATAAATATTTATCAATAAAACAGCCTAATGAAAAGTAATGTTCCTATAACAAGACTCGGTAAATTTTTTGGGGACCGTGATTTTGAACTTGAAATCGGTATGGGTCAAGAATGGTTAATTGGTGATATGAATTACACTTGTGTTCTTTATAGAATTGATAGAAACAAAATTAAAACTGATGATGTTTACGGTGAAGTGGTTGAAGACGGAATTAAGTTTTTACCACCTGTCGAATTCAATGCGTATATTACAATTGCCGCCCCTAGCAACAAAATGGTGGGATCAACAAGAATGGATCAAGTTGAGCCAGGTAATATTACAATGTCGGTTTATTTAAAAACACTTAATGATTTAAATATTGATATTGATTTTGGAGATTATGTTGGTTATTACGATTCAGAAAATTTTGTTAGATATTATAGTGTTGTAAATGACGGTCGTGTTGTTTCAGACATAAAACATACATATAAAGGATTCAAACCTTTTTATCGCACCATAATCGCGGCTCCTGTTGGGCCAAATGAATTTAGAGGATTATAATGGCATTACCAAAAAGAGGACCTGTAAAACCAACAATACCACTTAACTATCCAAAAACTCTTTTACCAAGAAGGGAAGAGATTAAGGATATGATCACAAAAGATGGGACTTATTTACCTAAGTCACTTTTACATGCTGATTTAGATAGGGGATTTTTAGATTTTGTAAAAGAAAAAATTCAATTCACAAGTGAAGGAAAAAAAATACCTGTTGTTGATGTTTTAATAACAACACAGAATTGGTCACAATTTGTTGAAACTTGGGATTTTCAAAACATAGATAAAAATTTGGAGCCACCGTTTTTAACAATCATTAGAAATCCTGATGTTAAATTGAATGATAAAAGAAGATATAATATCCCAAACAACAGGATGTATTATTATATGGAAGTTCCAACATGGGATGGAAATAGAAAAGGGGCGAACATATATAAAATTCCACAACCAATTCCTGTTGATATAAAATATACTGTGGCATTAGTTTGTAATAGAATGAGAGAAGTGAATAAACTGAATCAAACAATTATGAACTTATTTGCGTCATATGAGGCATACCAAGTTATAAATGGACATTATATTCCAATTGTTAATGAATCATTTACAGACGAATCCGTTATGGATTTAGAAAGTAGAAAGTATTATATAAATAAATATGAATTTACACTTCATGGATTTTTAATTGATGAAGAACAATTTGAAGTATATCCTGCTTTGAATAGAACGATTCAAATGTTTGAGGTGGATAGTCGACCTGTTAAAAGACCACAAAAAAAACAACAACCACCAGAATTAGAATCAATAACTTTTACGTATGAAAATGGTTTAACGACATTAGAAAGATCTTTCTTTTACACTTGTGATTTACTTTTTCAAAATACGGTTAATGTATCGTCATTTTCGGTATACATAAATAATCAATATGTTGGTGATGATGTAGATCTAATTCAGATCAATAATGGTGACGAATTAAAGATTGATATTATTATGGGATCAACAGGTCAAGTTCCTCAAGTAATATTTACACAAAAGTTAATTTAGTTTTCACCATAGATGTCTTTTTTTTCTTGACACTTTTCCATAATTAAGTTTTCTAAAAACTTATACATTTTGATTCCACGCTTATCACAATACTTTTTCAAAACATTGTGAACATCAACGTCTATTTTTAAATTTTTTATTTTTTTTTCTTGTTTATCCATAGGTAGAAAAAAGGCAGAAAAAAATCATACCAACTTATAAATACTTTTATAAATGTAAAGTTTTTGGTGTTTTTCATAGTATTTATAGTAAAAATAAATTTTATAAAAAGTATTTTACAATATGGCAACTAACAGTAAAGTTTTTGTTTCACCCGGTGTGTATACTTCTGAAGTCGACCTTAGCTTTGTGGCACAAAGTGTGGGTGTAACTACATTAGGTATTGTTGGTGAAACTTTAATAGGTCCAGCATTCGAACCTATCTTCATCACAAATTTTGATGAATTCCAAACCGTATTCGGTGGAACATCACCTGAAAAATTTATAAACACACAAATTCCAAAATACGAGGCATCATATATTGCTAAGGCATATCTTCAACAATCAAACCAATTATTTGTAACAAGAATTTTAGGTTTATCAGGTTATGACGCAGGTCCATCTTGGTCAATAGCTACTGTTGCAAACGTTGATCCTTCAACGATTGGTATTTGGTGTTTAAGTTCGGTTACTGATGTATACACTTGTGAAACTATTTGTGCAATTCCTAACGAAGTAACATACTTAGTAAGTTTCACAGGATGTAATAATAGCACTTCATCAATAACATATACTTCATTATTTCCTGACGATATTCAAGATATCATAAATGATCAATTTGAACAATTCAACGGAAATGTTTCAACATTAGATGCACAAATTAAAAACTTAATTTTTGACGTTATTACAGATTCAGATCCGTTTACCGCAGAAGATGAATACATTTCTTACTTTGGTTCAGTAAGTAGTAATGATTACAACGCTTTAACAAATGCTGGATGGACGGCAGCAACAAATGTGTTTAATGTTCCTTCGGTTTCTTTAGATGATACGAATTTGTTGTCTCCATTGAATGATCCATGGTATTATGCGTTATTTACTAACACAGGAAATACAAACTATAGTGGTTTTTCATTCTATACTTTCGTTTCAGGTTTAACTTTAAACCCTGTAACAACTACAACAACAATTCATACATCAACAACGACTACCACAACTAGCCCTTGTGCAACTCCAGTACCAAACCCATCTACGACAACTACAACAACATTACCTCTTAATTGTTATACAGGTCAATTAGTTGTTAAATTATTCTATTATACGGGAACATCATTTAGTGATTATGATAATGTAGTAGTGGGAACTTTAAGATCAAGAGGTGTATCAACTTATACAACATCTACTAACCCTACTTATTCAGTTACTGGAACATCAGATGTAACATTGAACATGGCGGGTCAATATTCATCAGTTCTTAAAAATCCATACGCAACGTTTGGTGTAAATGTTACTGATAAATTTGGCACTAACTATACCTTTGAAACTTCATTTACACAAAATGATCCTGAATATTGGACAAAGGTGTTTGGTGTAACTAATTTCCAAAAACCAAGAATTGAAGTTCCTGTATTTGCAGAAGAAAACTTCCAATCATGGTTGAACTTCGCTTGGAGAAAAGGATATATTAGAGGTTTGAACCCTAACTTAATTGCTCTTGACTCGGCTCAAAGTGGTGATCCAAACTCAATTGGTTGGTATTTAGATAGATGGCAAACACCATCATCACCATTTGTTGTTTCAGAATTAAGAGGTAATAAAGTTTATGACTTATTTAGATTCTACACAATTTCTGACGGTGACGGAGCTAACACGTTAATAAAAATTTCAATTGTAAATCAAACTTATAGTAATTTAACATTTGACGTGTTAATTCGTGATTATTTTGATACAGACGCAAATCCTGTTGTAATTGAGAAATTTACAAACTGTACAATGGATCCAGGACAAAACAATTATATTGGAAATAAAATCGGAACATTAGATGGTGAATACTTATTGAATTCTAAATATGTTATGGTTGAAATGTCTGAAGACGCTCCGATTGACGCACTTCCTTGTGGATTTAACGGATTCAACTTTAGAAATTATGCAGGTGCTAATTCACCTTTCCCAATTATTAAAGGTAAATACGATTTCCCTGGTGAAGTTATTTATAACCCACCATTTGGTTTATCAACAGGTAATGACGACGCATTAGTTAGTCCGGGAGATAATGTTAGAAGAACTTATTTGGGTATTTCTAACTCTTACGGATGGGACCCTGCATATTTTGAATACATCGGGAAAAGAAATCCTGTAAATTCTTGTGATATAGATGGATTACCATTCAATTACAGATCTGCTGGTTTCCACATGGATGTAAATGCAAGTGGTTTAACAATCGGACCTGAGTTCTCAACGGCTGGTGACCAAAGATTTATCTGTGGTAATTCACCATTTATTACAGAACCTGAATTACCAACAAACGCTTACTATAGATTGTTCGCTCGTAAATTTACTTTACTAGTTCAAGGTGGATTTGACGGATGGGACATTTATAGAGAATACAGAACCATCGGTGATGAATTCCAAATCGGTAGACGTGGATACTTAAACGGAGCTTGTCCTTCAACAAGATACCCACAAGCAACAGGTTGGGGAGCATTTAAAGAAATTTCTTTAGGTGATGGAACTCAAAACTTTGCAAACACTGACTACTACGCATATCTATTAGGTCAACAAACATTTGCAAATCCTGAAGCAACAAACATAAATGTATTTGTTACACCGGGTATTGATTATGTTAATAATAGTAACTTAGTGGAGGCTGCGGTTGAAATGATTGAATTCAATAGAGCCGACTCATTATATGTTTGTACAACACCTGATATTGATTTATTTACACCATCTTCAAGTGGAATTGATTTGTTTATCTACCCAACTGAAGCAGTAAATAACTTAGATGACACAGGAATTGACTCTAACTATACTGCAACTTACTATCCGTGGGTATTAACAAGAGATAGTGTAAACAACACACAAATCTAT